CGGCACATTCGGCATAACTAACATTACAAGGATATATCCGAGAACAGCAGCAAAGCCAAAGTATAGATAAATCTTTGCTATCTTCTCGTTTCTTGCTATGATGTAATCATCAGCTTCAACCTCAACCTTGCGCCTAGTCAATTGATGCCCATCGTATCGTTCCCCTCTCTTGTAGCGACCATCAGCGACATAGACCGCCTGCGATGTATACTGCCATCCATAGGCGGTATATTTGTTTTTCAGCTTTCTGTAGCCAACAATCAGCAGGACAACTCCACCGACGATACTAAACACGAAACCAACGAAACCCCAAAACCAAGCAGCACCAACAGAAGGGACTATCGGCTGGATTCCTTCATCCTCTACCTTTCCAACGCTGGAAACACGACCAGCACCACCAGCAGAAACATTCCGGTGCGGTATAGAGTGAGCATCGCCATAGATGCTATTGCTGACAACACGACCAGCATCCCTTCCTACCTGATTGACAGCAGAGCGAACGAAACCCTTTGCCAGTCCATTAATAAAACTTCCCATACGCTATTTATTTAAATGATTTATATTTCTGTCGTAGAACTCATTCCAAGCCTTTTTTTTGATGAAGACGAAGAAGAGCAGCAGCCCTAGGGCGACCATCAGCAGATGCAGCGGCTGGCGCAAGACACCGAACCCGAAAGAACGCTGGAAGTCGATGCAGAACGAAATCAGCACTCCGTAGGTAGCGAACGCTCTATGTACCCAGCAGAAGCCATAGGCAAGGCTGACGATGATCCAGGCGATGAAGCCGAATATTGAGCAGTCGAATATCCACTCCGTGAGTTTTACACGAATGCCGAACGAGAGCAGAGTGCAGTGAATCAGCATTACAAGCGCACCCACTGGAGGGATAATACCTATTATCAACCTGCTGGCTTTCCATAGCCAGCTTTTCCCGAGGGCGGCAAGAAGAATCTTCTCCTTCCGCTCTATGAAATCCTCCTCTTTCATCGTTACTTAGAATTTTAGTTGATATTGTACCTGAAGCGAGAACTAAAGTTCACGCAGCCATTTCTCGCCAGATTTCGTCTTAGACCAAATCACGAGACCTGTGCCGATAACCGCACCTATGAACATAAATAAAGTTGCTAGTTCCATAATCTAAACATTTGAATTATTATACTTCATTACATTATTAGCGAAATAAGCGAAGGCGAATGACGCTATGACACCGAAGGCAATAAAAAGGATATTATACAATCCTATCTCATCGCCAGTAATCAATGGTGAGAACCCACCAATGCCCGTTCCGCTTATAAACAGATTGGAGACACCGTACAGATACGTTGCAAGCAGCGTCCTGCGGTCGTGCTCTTTAATTAACTTACTAACCATACTTTTTCCTTTTGCAAAGTTACTAAATTATTTCTGACCGACAATGGCAAGCAGGGTTTCAACTTGCTTTCGAAGAAAGGAATTTTCACTTTCCAAGCTTTCGACCCTAGCCTGCAGTGCAGCATCACTACTTATTGACTGGGAGACGTTGGAACCAGTAATACCTGCACCGACATCGGCAGTACTGGCGACCGTAGGGGAGAACATTGGTTCAATACCATTTTCAAGCCAGTCAACCGAGACGTGCAGTGCATTGGCGATTTTGTAAATTACACGGTCTGAAAAACTCGCTTTCCCATTTATAGAGCGAGATAGATTTCCAGTATCAATACCAGCCACTGTCGCCATTTTATTGACTGACATTCCACTTCTTTTACGAAGAATCTCAACTCGCTTCGCTATTTCTGAATTATTGTATTCTTTTGTAGCCATACATAACTTTATTTTAAATATTTGTAAATAACAATAAAAATACATTAAAACATTATGTATATTGTTGTATATTACAAAATGTTTTTGTATTTTTGCAATCGAATTACAAAACGTATTACTAAATACTTTTGCAAAGATAAAGAAAATAATTGTAAAATACAAATAAAATGGGAGAAAATTTTAATTATGATTTTCGGACACCGTTGCAGAAGCAGCAGGACGAAAGAAAGAAGAACATCATAGCGATGTTTGCAGATTTCCGAGCAAAAGCACCTGCCGAGACCTCAGACAGCAGAATAATGCTCGCAGTATCACAGCGTGTTGGTTGCACCCAGCAGAACGTGCGTGTTATCCTCATCAAGGCTGGATTGATAACACCAAAGAAGAGACGTGCAGCCGTGCGCAAGTAATCAAGTGGAACCATTTAAACATTCAGAGCGTATGAAGAAGTTTATCGAGATTATCACAAGTGACGAAGTAATAAGCCTGGCAGTTGCCATCGTATTAGTAACTTTAATTTTTTGGAGGGCTTAATTATGACGAACGTAGAACCAAAGGTAGCGGATGCAGGCAGATACACCATGACAGAGACCTGCAAGGTGCTGGGCATCCATCGCAACACCCTGCGCAGATGGTTGCAGGCTGGTAAGATTAAGGTCAAGTTCCGCAGAATCGACAACCGCAAGGTCTTCGAGGGCAAAGAGATTAAAAAAGTCTGGAGGATTGCCCTATGAGCAAGTTATCAATCAATATGCGCAGGATGATCGTGAAGTACACAGACATCTGCTGGCTTATCACTAACTGGAAGGCGAACCGCAAGACCAGAAAGCAATGCAAACTGAACAACAAGTGCTATTTGGAGGCAGAGCGAAGAATCCAGTACAGAGAGTTTGAAGGCAACCTTTGCGTGGCACTGGATAACATTCCGCTCATACCACTGGACGGAACGGACAACGAGGTATTGAAGTCGTGCCGTGAGACCTTCCAAAGTTACATATTCAATAAGAGAGGAGGTAACGAATGAAGCCAAGAATTATCGAGGAATGCAGGACGAAAATGTACGATGCCATCTGGCTTGAGATAGACCGTGATCCACAGCGACCAGCGGTTGCAAGGGTAGACATCAAGACCAAGGCAGGCGACATTTCAGTCTGGTGCGACAGAACCGGAAACACAGCGGTAGTGGCGCATAAGAATAACAACAACGGAAGCGAGCGGCTGGAGGAAGCTATCGAGGGCTGCGTTAACTATCAGGACGTGATGGACGACTGGATGGAAGAGAACAGCCAATACGCAGACCAAGACCCGATGGACGCCTTCGAGGAAAGCAGGCTCGACAGCCTTATGGCTCAACTGGTTTGATTACGATGTTAAACAATTATTATATGGTTCCCTGCAGCGGCAGGGCAAAGGGCGCACGCAAAACTCATTTTTCAAGGTTATCTAAAATTAGTTGTTTTTACCATGCAATAATATGCGGAAACCGAGCGTGCGCCCTGCAACGGAAGGGCATCCACCAGCAGCAGGCAAGGGTGGGGTAGCAATCAACTGGGGTTCGAATCCCCAGCCTTCCACTAGAGTTAATTAAAAGATTATGTTGAACAATAAAAAGAACGAATTATGGAAAATGAAATTATTCAAGTAAGCGGTGGAGAAATGCTGGAAGCTATCAACCGCTCGGAGATTGACGGACAGATTGCCACTGCGCACAAGTTCCCGAGAGACATCATGCAATGCAAGAAGAACATGGTGGCATTAGCAGCGATGGACGATGATGTAGCATACAATTGCTTCTATCACCTAGAACGACAAAGCAAGGACGGAAAGACAACAGTAATCGAGGGTCCTAGCGTCCGATTTACGGAAATCATTTCCGCATGCTGGAAGAACCTGCGCATCGCGGGTCGCATCATCGCCAACGATGGCAAGACCATCACAGCGCAGGGTGTTTGCCACGACCTCGAGAGCAACGTTGCCTACTCCGTGGAAGTGAAGCGAAGCATTCTGACATCGAAGGGGTACACGTATTCGCAGGACATGCAGGTGGTCGTTGGCAATGCAGCCGTGGCGATCGCACAGCGTAACGCAATCTGCAAGGTCGTGCCGCAGGTATTGATTGCAAGCGTGGTGAAGGAAGTGCAGGCGAAGGCTCTTGAGCACATCAAGCAGACTGGCGTACAGAGCCAGTGGAAGAACTGCGTAGCCTGCTTTCAAGTGTACCAGGTAACAGACCTTATGTTGCTTGATTACATCGGGAAGAAATCAGCCGAGGAAGTCACGGCAGAGGATATTCAGAAGCTTGCTGGTGTGTACAACGCCATCAAGGAAGGCACGACCACCGTAGAGGAGACATTCAAGAAGCCAAAACAGCAGGAAACCATCGCGCAGCAGGCGCAGGCAGCAGCCGAGAGCGCACAGAAGAAGGCAGAGAAGGCAATGAGCCGCAGCCAAGGAAAGACTGGCACAGCAGCGAAAAAGTAGTTTAGTTTATAAAGTTATAACGTTTGCCCGAACCGCCACGGCACAACCTATGGGGTGGGCTCCCATCATAACCTACCAAGGGAAGCCGTGGCAACTATTAAACATTCAGTAAAATTATGGCAGAAAAAGAAAACAAACAGAAACACAAGAGCACCATCGACAAGTACTTTGACAGAACCGCCAAGGCATACAAGACATGGGTCGAGGAAAACGAGGAAGAAAGAAATTTTCTACAGATTGCAGCAGAAGATAATGGGGATGTAAGCGAAGAAGGTGGCAAAGGTTTCGATTTCCATATTGCCTATTCCGGAAAAGCCGATATCCTCGCAAGTGGACTTGTGCATTCAATGAAGAGGGATGAATTCGTTCGTCAGCTTATCATTGGAGCAGCGAAAATGTATTATACCGCAAACATAAAAATAAAAGACAATGAAGCAGATAATTAAATATAAAAGCAGAGAGGAGTGGTTGCAGAACCGCTCAAAGGGAATAGGAGCATCAGAGGCAGGCACAGTACTGGGACTGAACCCATGGGAAACACCATACCAGTTATGGAGACGCAAGAAGGGCATCGACCCACCAAAGGTTGAGAACTTTGCGATGGTCGCAGGACATCTGCTTGAGGATGCCGTGGCGCAGTTCTTCAAGCGAGAGAGCCACTGCCACATCATTAAGGCGAGCACGGACGACTACACCATCACGAACACCGATACTCCGTATCTGAGAGTAAGTCCAGACCGCACCTTCTGGAGAACCGGGGCAACGCACAACGAAGCGAGCAAGAGCATCCTCGAGTGCAAGACTACGCAGATGCAGATAGATGCAGACGACCTCCCGAAGCATTGGTTCTGCCAGCTACAGATGAACCTCGGAGTGGGCGAATACAAGGATGGAGCACTTGCCTGGCTGACAGCAGGCAGGGAGTTCGGCTACCGTGACATCGACTTCGACCCCGAGTTCTTCGGATGGATGAGGGACGAGATAACCAAGTTCTGGCTTGACTACATCGTGGGCAACCAAGAGCCGCCAGCCTACAGCGCACAAGACGTTCTCCTAAAGTCTCCTCTACATGTAGCTGGCAAGGAAGTGACTGCAACGAAGGAGATACTTGAACAGATTGCTAGGCTCAAGGAACTCAATGTTCAGAACAAGAAACTGGAGACCGAGCAGGATGAGATTAAGGATAACTTGAAGCTGTTCTTCGGGGACGCAGAGAGCATCGTGGACGGAAACGGAAAGATGCTGGCAACATGGAAAGCACCGAAGGCAAGCGAGAAGTTCGATGCCAAGGCTTTTCAGGCAGACCATCCTAAAGCGTGCGCCAAGTACATCAAGCAGGTGCAGGGAGCACGAAGATTGCTCATTAAGTAAAGGCAGGGCTTATGGCTAACGTTCCTATATCAAAAACCGACCTAAGGAATATAATTCTCCAGTTAGGAAATTATATTTCCCTAGGTGGGGAAGTGACAGCACCGACCGACACAAGCCAGCGGAACAAAATCCGTATGGCTACCGTGCTCAAACGGAAGCTGGAAAAGAAATTATCATTATCAGAATAAAGCATCATGAACGATTCATTCATCTTATACACATCATACTACGCTCTTATCGAGGGGCTGACCGATGAACAACTCGGGCAACTGACGAGAGCGATATTTCTCTACGCAAGGGATGGGGAGACTATCAGTCTAGAACCAGTCGTGCGTATGGCTTTCGGTTTTATCGTTGACGATATGAAACGGAATAAAGCCAAGTACGAAGAGAAGGTAGAACGATGGCGAGCCAATGGCAAAAAGGGTGGCAGACCAAGAAAAAACCAAGAGGATAAACAAAAACCAATTGGTTTAGATAAAAACCAAGAGGTTTCAGAAATAACCAAACAAAACCAAGAGGTTTTTTCAAAAACCTTATATGATAATGATAATGTATATGTAAATGATAATGTTTATGATAATGTAGATGTTAATGATGTTTCTAAAGAAACAGATATAGAACCTTCTAAAGAAGGTATTGAGAGTGCATCGGTCAAGACCGAAGCACCCGGTGGCGGCAATGGTTCTAAATCTCAAAAGATAGACTATGCTGCCGTAAAGGAATACTGGAACCGCAAGCATGATGAAACGAAGAGTGCGATGCCGCCTATTACGCTCATGACCGAGAACCGCAAGGTGATGGTCAAGGCAAGGGTTCGTCAATGCAAGGGAGACGTGAAAACTCTGTACCGGGTAATTGACATTGCGATGGCATCTGACTTCATGAACGGAAACAACAAGCATGGGTGGCTCGGAAAGTTTGATTGGATATTCGGCAATGAGCAGAACTTTGCAAAGGTGCTGGAAGGCAACTTTAACAACGAGCCAGCCACAAGCCAGCAGCCGCAATCGGCAGCAGTCAAGGCGCAGGATCCTGCGGCAACAGCACGTCCGAGCATCGGGGAACTCTACGAGCAAGCCAAGCGTCAGCAGCCAGCGAGCCAGCAGAGCCAAGACAGCAAGTTCCGGTGGGTAATCCAGCAGAACCTCGAAGACCTTAAGAAGAACCCGAACAACAAGCCTGCAAAGGATTCGCTGACAAGATATTACGAACGTGGAGTTCTTCAACGGCTGGGCATCGACTGGAAGCCCGAAAAATAACGAATGAGGGCAAAAATAGCCGCTCTGGGACGTTTTCACGCTTCGGGCGGTAAATTATAAGGCAAACAGATTTTAAACACTTAAAACAAAAGAATTATGGAAAAAAAAGTAATTGTAATTAATGAACCGGACGAAATAGCCAAGGGTTTCGAGGAAGGTACGCTTCTGAATGTAGAAGGCAAGGTTCTCAAAGTTAAGAATGATACTTGCGACGAAAGTTGTTGCAATGTTTGTGCCCTTGATAAAGAGGAACTGGGCGAGTATTGTGCTTGCGCATTTTGTGCCGAGTGTCACTTTATAGAGATTGAAAGCCATGAATGAGTTGTTTTTCCACGAATGCAGAGCCGCAGGGCTTGTATTCAAGACCTCAGACGACTGGTTCAAATGGCTGACCGATAACAGCTACGACATCAAGAAGCCGGTCGCAGAGCATGAAGGCTTCCAATACAACATTAATGATACTTGCATCAATCCGCACATAATCGAGTATGCCGTAGAGGGTGCAGACAACTGGGGATGGAAGGTAATGACCGCCAACACCCAGTTCGGCTGGATATGGGGGTGCGATATTCAGAACGGAAATACCGAGTGTAATATTTGTCCGGTTGGCTACCCGAGCAGATATGACGATCTCGGCATCTTCTACGGTAATGAGAAAGAAGCGGTTCAAGATGCTCTGACCTACATCATCAAATACCTCGGGAAGAATGCTGGAACCAAGAACACCAACCTACTTCTCTGGGCAGCTAAGAAGAAGCGAGCAGACATCATTCATCCACAGCAGGAACTTTTTAAATAAAAAAATATGAAAAAGATAGAAATCATCACGGACGAACACCGACATCACGTATACGTTGGCAACACCGATTTCTGGCTCAATACCAAGGAACTGCTGGAACTTTATTTTAAACTCGGACACGTTAAGTTATAAACAATAAAAACATTCAGACAATGGAACAGAAAGATATTGATATTTATGAGATACTCAAAGATGAAGAGTATGGTACAGAGTTGTACACGCCAAAATGCGGAAGGGTGTGGCACAGTGGAATGGCAAACGACAAGGACAGTGCGAAAGCAATCTGGACTGAGGACGAAGCTGGAAGAGAACACTTTTTCGACAAGAACGGAAAAATCTATAAAGAAGGAGAAGTCCTGCTTTTCCCATCAAAGGAAATGAGAGACTGGAGCAAGTTCTTCAAGAAGGGAGACGTGCTTATTTGTTACGAAGGAAAGAAGCCGTACTATACAATCTTTGATGGTTTTGAGGACAACACTTACCGAGCTTTTAAGGGAAAGTTTGCGCATGATTGTTATGAAGACAAATGGTATCAGAACGAAGGTAATCTTTCTACAAATACCTTCCAAAAATTGAACCGTGCAGATTCTGAAATTTATGTAACAGAAATCGAAGAGCGATTTGGTGGTAAGTTGAACCGTGAAACTCTGGAGATTGAGAAACCTCAGCCTGAGTTCAAGGAGGGAGATGTTTTGTTTGTAAAATGCCAGGGCGATAATTTTATTGAAATCTTTAAATACTCTAAAAAGAATGGTGACTTATTTGACCACGTTTCACTAGTCCCTAGAACGCAGAAATTAGATACCTCTGGTAAATTAAAAATATGCAAAGAAAGTATCGTAGAAATTCGCCTTGCCACAGAAGAAGAGAAAGAACAGCTCTTCTCAGCTCTAGAAAAGAAAGGCAAACGCTGGGATATTGAGAAGAAACAGATTGTGGACTTGAAGCCAGCGTTTGAAATCGGCAAACTCTACTTTTTCAAAGAGGAAGACGAGGACGGAGAGTTGACAATCATCGGTAAACTCATCGACAAGAACGAAAGCGAAGATACGCTGACATTCGGCAACCAGTACGAAATCGAGAACGAGAAGTTCGTGACCGACCAAACCTTCGACCTGCGTATCAGCGTTAACAAGGAACTGCGAGAAGCAACAGATGACGAATATTGCACGTTCCGAGAGGCTTATTACCTATGGGAGAAGAGCAAGGAAAAGAAGAGCGAGGAGCAGTCAGCCTTCAAGACCTTCGACAAGGTGCTGGTGAGTAATGGAGAGGAATACAATTGGCAGCCAGCCTTCTTTGTTAGTGACCGTGGAGAGGGAGCAATTTATAGATATAATGTCTTGCCCATCCAAAGCGGAAAAGTAGCGGACTTCGCCTTCTGCATCCCATTCGAGGGCAATGAGCACCTCACCTTCACGTCAGACCCATTCTAGTGGACGTATGGCGAGTGAATTATGCAAGGCTTGCGATACCGGGCGAAACTGCTTAAATGGCATCTATTGCCCGGAGCGCAAGCAATATGTAGAACATCAGGTAATACTTGAATGCAATGAGCGATTTCGCAACAAGGGAGAAGAACAGAACGTACTACCAGGAACACCGGGAACAGATCCTCAGAGCCACGAAGGAGTGGCGAAAGAGAAACCGTGAGAAATACCGGGCGTATCAAAAGGAGTACTGGAGTAAGCACTACCGGAACTACGGTACGAAGAACCGGGTAGCCGACAGAGCGATGCGTGAGAGGAAGAAGCCGGACGTAGAGAAGGCTCTTTCTATGTTCAAGAATCCGCAGCAGGCAGCGCATCTGGCATGGCTGCTAGAAAACAAAAAGAATAATCGGTCGTGAGTTCAATAATAGAGTTTTTAACCAGCGAGGACAGAAGGGGATGGCTCCTATCAAAACAAATAACTTATAACATCTTGAAATTACGATATGAGAGCCGGAAACGTATCTCCCGAAGTCTGACAACAAACAAAGAAAGCGAGGTGGTACATGAAGAAGTAAGAAAAAGAAATCGTTAGAAATTATGCTTTTATTCATTCGGCTGGCGGTGGAAGAAGGAAGAACCCTGCAACATATACATTTTGTTATTCATTTATTTTGCAATCGCAGACAACTTCCGGAATCCCTGCCAGCTTTCTCTATCGCAACCAAAAAGAAGGGAAAGAAAGGGGTAGGGGAAAGATAGGGATAATAACGCATGTGCGCACGTATATGCGCACGTAAAGGGGGTTGCGTAAAACTCACCAGCAAAACAAAATAAACGCTTATGCGTGAAATTTAAACAAAAAAAAAGTACTTTAAAGAAAAAATGGAAAAAGGAACAGTTATAATCGGAATCGACCCCGACAACCTGGAAAGCGGAGTTGGAGCAGTCTTTGACGACAAGAAGTTTCTCGCTTATAAGATGAACTTCCCAGCTTTGATAGATTACCTCAAGGCTATGAACGAGAGTTGCAAAAAGATTAAGGTCGTTATTGAAGGCGGCTGGCTCAACAAAAGCAACTGGCATGTGCTTAATCGGTTCATGACAGCAGTCAAGGCAGCAGCAATCGGACGCTCTACCGGAATGAACCATCAGACCGGAATCTTGATTGTTGAGTGCTGTAAACATTACAATATCCCCTGCGAAATCGTCAAGCCACTAAAGAAGTGCTGGAAGGGTAAAGACGGAAAAATCACGCAGGACGAAATTGCTTATTTTGTAAGCGCAGGACAAAAGTTGCCGAGAATGAACCAAGACCAGAGAGACGCACTTCTCCTCGCATGGGTCTGTGCAGGATACCCGGTCAGAGTGATGCCGAAGAAACCGCAGACAACCCTGCAGAAGACCATTAGAGCCTTTGATGGATAAAATAAAACGAAGTGTTGGAAAAAGTTAAAAGTGGGCAAAGAGCGAACAACTAAAGCAAAAAAGTAGTATCTTTGCGCCAATGTTTATCAGATAAGCAGTTTTTCGAACTTAAAACAAGAAGAAAATGAAAACAGAAGAAATCGCACTATCGAGGGTCAGCGAGAACGAAGCGAACCCGAGAGAGATAAGTCAAGCGAACTTTCAGAAGCTTGTGCAGAGCATCATCGTGTTCCCACGAATGTTGACCCTGCGCCCGATTGTTGTTGATGAGACCTTCCACGCATTGGGTGGAAACATGAGACTGAAAGCCTTGCAGCACATTGTCACGATGGACGAAGCAAGCATTCAAGTAAAGCTGGATGCAGAGCAGCGTCTTTCCGATGAGGAGCAATCCGCATTGATGGAGTATTGGCAGGGATGGCAGCAGCAGCCAACAGTTACCGTGGTGAGCGCATCAGACTTGACAGAAGCACAGAAGCAGGAGTTCATGATTAAAGACAACCTATCCTTCGGCAACTGGGACTTCAACGACCTTGCGAACCGATGGGACAGCGCACAGCTTCAGAACTGGGGTATGCCAGTCTGGAACCCAGCACCAGTGGAAGCAAGCAGCACCAGCAAGTGCAAGAAGAAAGACAAGGACGACCAAGAGGGCGACCCATTCGCAGGGGAACTACCTCCTGAAATCGAAGGGCAAGACTTAACTCCTGACGACTTGCCAACGATAATGGGCGATGGCGTTTTGCCACGTGAGAACGTAATCATTCACTACAAGCCAGCCGATGAGCCATTCCTTGCCAAGCTTCTGGGAGTTGATCATATCGACCGCATCGTCTGGAACTTTGACGAACTGAAACCAAGACAAGAAGGAAAGGAGGAAGACAATGGAGAAGAATAAAATCGAGAACATCAACCTGCACGACCTGGTGGAGAACCAAGACAACCCACGCAGCATTGAGCCACAGCAGATGCAGAAACTCGTTGAGAGTATTCTGACGTTTCCAAAGATGTTGCAGATGAGACCAATCGTCTGTAATGAGAACCGAGTTATCCTCGGAGGAAACATGCGCTTCCGTGCCCTGCTCAACATCGAGCAGATGGAAGACGAAGCTATCAAGAACGCAATAGAGACCGTTGCCGTGAAACTGACCGATGGAGAGAAGCAGCAGCTTTGCAGCCACTGGGAGAAGTGGAAGGCAGAACCAAAGGTCGAGGTCGTTATGGCTGACAGCCTATCCGAGGAAGAGACGGACGAGTTCATCATCAAGGATAACGTCTATTTTGGCAGCTGGGATGAAGAGAAGCTAAAGGGAGCATTTGACGTTGACGATATGCAGCGATGGGGATTGAACCCCTGGGAAATCCAGCAGGAAGCCACGACCTACGAACCAGCAGAGGACGAAGAACAGCGCATCATCATCGTTTACCGCAGCGAGGACGCACAAGCCGTGGCAGATATGCTGGGACTTGACGCAATCGAGAAGCGCAACTTTGATGTGGACGAACTCAAAGAAAAAACCGAATAGTCGGAAATTTAGCGTTTAAGTCGGAGAAACGTTTGAAATGGATAAACTATCCGCTCTGAACAATTCAATCCGGCAGAGGCGAAATTTAACAAAAATAACTCGAATATGAGAAAGACTTGTGTTTTTATCATTGGAACCAACGCCAGCGGAAAGAGCACCGTTGCCCGAAAGCTGATAGAAAGCTTTGGTGGAATCGAAAGCTATTCGAACGGAATAAGCAGCACCAGGGATGGAGTTGCATTTGCAGGGCGATACGATGTTAAGTACGGAGGTGTTGACAATCTGAACGGTACGACCATACTTCGTGACATCGTGAAGAAGGCACTGGAGAGCACCGACTGCATCATTTGCGAAGGGATGAGACTTAAATGCTGGGGTCCGAACTTGACGCACGCAATGTTCAATGCGGACAGACAGATTGTAATCTTCTTATACGCACCACTCGAAGAAATCCAAAAAAGGCTCGCAGAACGGTCGAACGGAACGTTGAGCAAGGATATTATCCGGGGACAGCGAGAATCGGCACACTCGGCAAAGAAATGGCAAACTGCGGGTTGTGACGTTGTAGCGATAGACACCACGAAGCAGACAGCAGACCGAATCGCAGACTTTATCATCAACAAAATAAATTCATGAGGATATGGCAGAACATTATGGCAACACGCCAAGAATAACATACGAGTTTCCCGACTGCTCAATGCCAATGGCTTTTGATACTTACAATAATTGCAGCTTTGGCTGTATGTATTGCTTTGCTCAGAACCAGCGAGGTATTGGCAGCAAGAAGAAGGAATACCTGCACAAGGAGGTTAAGGACGTGAGCGTTGAACGCATCAAACGAATGTTCATTGACCCCGACAAGCACGGTGGAGACTTTGCGCCATACATCAAGGCTCGAAAGGTTATGCAGTGGGGAAGCATGAGCGACCAGTTCGACAACTTCGAACGTAAGTACGGAACGACACTGGAACTTTTGCGCTTCTTCAAGGATATAGACTATCCGCTTTGCTTCTCGACCAAGGGTGCATGGTTCACCAAAGATGAGCGATACATGGACTTGATCAGAGGGCAGAAGAACTGGAACTTCAAGTTCTCAATTATCACCAGCGATGCAGAGAAGGCTAGAGTAATAGAGCGAGGGGTGGAAAGCCCACAAGCAAGACTGGAAGCCATCGAGCGCATCGCCAATGCAGGGGCAGGAGGTGCAACGCTGAGACTGAGACCCTTCATCATCGGAGTGAGCACGCCAACGTACCTCGACCTTATCAAGGAAGCATTCAACAGAGGGGCTACAGCTTTGAGCACCGAATTCTTCTGCTTGGAAACGAGAAGCCCGACATTGAGGGAATTGTTGCCTACCATCAGCAAGATGGCAGGTTTCGACATTCTCGCATTCTACAAGAAGTACAGCGTACAGTCCGGCTATCTGAGACTGAACCGCAAGGTCAAAGAACCGTTCTTCAGGAACATGAAGGAACTGTGCGACCAGCTGGGAATGCGCTTTTATGTATCGGACGCACACTTCAAGGAACTTTGCCACAACGGAAGTTGCTGCGGATTGCCGCCAACGTGGAACTACAGCAGGGGGCAGATGTGCGAAGCACTGAACATTTGCAAGCGCAAGGGATACGTGAGGTGGAGCGACATCAAGCTTGATGCAGAGAACCTTTTGAGGGCGAGACTGGAGAAGGCGATGAACCTGGGAACAAGAGAGAAGTACTCGAAGTATTACACGATGAGCGCAGCCGACTACATGAAGTGGTGCTGGAACAATCCGCAGGCAGCGCACTCGCCATACAAGATGTTCGAAGGGGCAATGTTGCCAGCTGACGAACGAGACAGCGAGGGAAACATCGTATACAAGTACAACGGAGCGAAATTTTAAATCAAGAATCGTATGCCACAAGGTAATAATAACAAGCATCGAGCGCAGAAAATCGACATCGAGAACCGCCTGCAGATTATCGCACCCCTATACCGCAAGGGATGGACGGAGCGAGAAATCACGGCAGAGGTTCGCAAGCGGCTCGACAGACCGAAATACAATCAAGCACACTGCGACATTCAGCGGTTATTGAAGGAGTGGAGGGAAGAGAGACTGACCGACACGGACGAAAAGATAACAAGCGAGGTGGCAAGGTTGAAACTGGTGATACGTGAAGCCTGGGACGCATGGGAGAAATCCAAAGCGGACTATAACAGCAAGACACAGACACAAGTCGGACTGCCTAACAAGGATCCAGACACTGGGTTGGTAACGATGGATACCGTCAAGGCGATAATGTTCGATGCTGAGAAGCGAGGACTAGGAGACCCAAGGTATCTTGACATCATCCTAAAGGCAGAGACGCAGATTTGCAAGCTGCTCGGACTGGATAAGGTCCTGCTCGACCTGAACGCAGGCTTCCAAGGCGGCATCGAGGTACGCTACATCAACTCTGGACACCAGTGTGCATCCAGCGAGCAGGAAGTAATCGAGCGTGAAGGATTGGATAAAGAATAATTTTTTACCATAATTTTGTTTTAAGTTTTATTGTTTGTAAGAATGGCACTATTTGATGTTATTGGTGAGCTGTATGATCCGAATGCGGACGTGAAGCCAAGGTTTCTCGTAAACCAAGGAGGCACGTCCTCGGGGAAGACATACACCATCATGCAGCGTCTTATAGTGCTTTCTTTTGAACACCCCATGGCAATTATCACGGTGTGCGGTCAAGACCTCCCGAACTTGAAAGTGGGAGCCATGAGAGACCTCGACACCATCCTGCACACAAGGGCAGAGTTGCTGGACTGGTTCAAGAACAACAAGAGCGACAGCAGCTATCGAGGAAAGAACGGCTCAATCATCGAGTTCAAGAGTTACCAGGATGCGCAGGACGCTAAGAACGGTAAGCGAGACTATCTGTTTGTTAACGAGGCGAACGGTGTGTCCTACGAAGTTTTCTGGCAACTTGCCATCCGAACCCGAAAGCAGGTGTTCATCGACTACAATCCAAGCGCACGCTTCTGGGTGCACAACAACATCATCGGCAGGGATGACTGCCGACTGATCCTGAGCGACCACCGAAACAACCGATTCCTGACTGAGCAGGAGCACAAGAAAATTGAAGAGATTGACGACCCCGAACTGTGGCGAGTTTATGCAAGAGGATTGACCGGAAAGATAACCGGACTTATCTTCACTAACTGGGGCATCGTTGACAAGCTGCCACCAAGGGAGGAGTGGAAGATGGAATGCAGGGGTATGGACTTCGGATTCACCAACGACCCAACTGCGCTGGAGCACGTTATATTGGCGCACGGAGAGTTATGGGTGGACGAAGAAATCTACCAGCCTGGAATGACGAACGATGACATCGCAGACCGATGCAAGGAACAAGGACGGACGAAACGAGACCTTATCATTGCGGATTCGGCAGAGCCTAAGAGCATTCAGGAGATACACAACCGAGGGCTGTGGATAATAGGCAGCACCAAGGGAGCGGACAGTATCAACAACGGTATCGACATCTTGAAGCGTTTCCGCATCAACATAACAAGACGCAGCCACGGCATCATCGGGAACATGCAGCAATACAAGTGGAAAAAGTCAAGGGATGGAGAGACAACGAATCAGCCTATAGACGCATTCAACCACGGTATAGACGCAATACGATACGTAGCCCTTAAGAAGTTATCCGTAGCGAGCCATGGAACGGCTAGGGCGCACGTATTGAGACAAAGATAACGACAAAATTATAAAGCGTATGGATAATAACACTACATTCAAGTACTGGCTGGCAGTTGCTAGGTACACCAGCTATAAAATCGGCAAGCAGCTACGACCAGCGTTTGTCGGAGGGAAACGAGTGCCCGACAATCTCAATCAGCTATCCATTGGGCAGCTAATAGACCTTTCCCAGCTATCAGACAGCGAGGAAAGTCTTTATCAGATAGTGACAACCGTCCTCGGTCTGAGCCACAAGGAAGTGGAGCAGGCTAGGGCGGTTGATGTTGTTATGCTCATCGGTTGGGTAACATCAGAGGTGGAGCGCATCAATAAACTCTTCGAGAGTACAGACACAGCGAAGCCAACGAGACTGGAGAAGGAGGCAGGCATCGATACCCTGCGGTTCGGACTGTTCGGTATGTTGGATTGGTATGCGGTAAGGATGGGCATCAGCGACCACGACCAAGTTCTGAAAACTCCATGGCTTCGCATTTACAAGTGCATGGAAATGGACAACAAGAGAAGCGTGTACGAGAGGAACCTGCAGAAGTTGCAAGCGGAAGAAATGAAACGTAAATCTAGATAATTATGGCAACAATCAGAGAAACATTAAAGCAGCTGGCAGCAGACACGCTACCAGACTACACCTACCTATTCGAGGACTGGGACACAGCAGACACCAAGCTGGAGAAGCTGAACTATCCGGCAATCGTCTGCATCATCCCAGCCAGCGGCACGACAGAGATACGCAACGGCAGGGTATACGACACCGTGAACGTTGCCCTGGCTTATCTCGACACCGTACCGAGGGCAGCGGATGGAGAAGACAACGGAGAGTGCATCGACCGAATGAAGGTGGCAGGGGCAAGGATGATACGAGCCATCAACCAGTCGCACCAGTTCGAACCGCTTGAAGGGCAGCAGTACTACGAGACCATCATCGAGCGTTTGAGCACAATCGTGTCGGGCGTAATGTACTCCCTTCAGCTGACACAGAGCATAGGAGGGTGTGAGGTATGAGCAAGGGAGGCATTCAATTCGACCCCAAGGCGGCATCGCTCATTATGCGTGAGGAAGTGGAGAGAGCACGGCAGCTTATCATCAACCACATTCGTATCAACGGACAGAACGCATCAGGGCGAACCATAGCGAGCCTAAAGGTGGAGCAGCCCAGCGAGGAAGAAACCATCCTCTGGGGACACAAGCCATTCGGAGTGCTTGAGACCGGACGAAGGGCAGGAAAGATACCATACGGCTTCCGTGGCATCATCCGGCAGTGGATGAAAGACAAGGGACTGCATGGCAGACCTATCCCCTACAAGACCAAGCGGCAGCACAAGTACACTCCACAAGAGCGTGGCGACATGAGCATGGCAGGAGCCATCGCCCACACCATCGCCAATAAGGGTTCTAAACTGCACCGGACGGGCGGCAGGGCTGACGTATACAGCAACGTTGTGCCCGACACAATGAAGCGGCTCGGGCAGCGACTTATATTCTTAATCCACCAGTCGGTGGGAAGTATCAAACTTAACAATGAGACGGTATGAGACAGACAGTGAACAACGGATATTCTTTTTTCTACCCCGATGAAGTATACTTTGCATTTTTGCCTTGCATTATCAAAGCAAGTGGAAGTAACCTTTCGTGGATTGAGGTAATAATCAGATGTGGCAACAAGGAACGAGCCTACAATGTCGAGGCGTTCAACGGTGAGTGCATAACAGACTTCAAGACATACGTGCAAGCTCTTTTTGACGGACGTATCAATGCAGCCTATGATTGGACAATAAACTGTGATTCCAGCGTTCTAAACCTTCTAGTGGGCATCGAGGTCAACGCATACGATGACAGAGACGGACAGCTTGCGAGCATCGACTTCACCACGAACATGGTTTGGGGCGCACCAAAGTATGGGGAGACCTGGAACGGCTACAAACGTATTACATGGTTTACTCATTATCCGTTCACCTTTGGCATATACTTAAGCAAGTTGAACACCAAACTACTAATCGGTTACGAGGGAGCACCCAATAAGCTACTGGAGATTCCGACTTACGGTATGATGGACTTCTACGCAGGCATATTGCCTAGTGGTGCAAAATACTGGAACATATACGATTATGATGGAGAGATTCAGCATGGAACGTTTGACAATACTTTCGACCTTACTTTCAGATTAACCACCGGAGGTAAGCAGTCACTATTGTTACGCATCGACAGAGACGATGCTGAGAGTGGTATCTATCTGCGTTGGATTGACCGGCACGGATTCATCCGCTATTGGCTCTTTGCGGCTGGGGAGGAAACGAGGGAGATAGCCAGCGACCTGAGTTTCATACGCAACAATTTAGCCGATTATCTATACGGCTACTATGGCGATAATGGAAGAAGGCAGGGATACGAGCGTACGGATTCAATCAAACTTTGTGCTCCGTTGGTTGACAGTGATACGTTCGATATGCTACAAGACCTAGCCAGCAGCCCAGTCGTTGACATGTACCTAGGGGGAGACTGGAAGCAAGAGGAAGACATGTGGATGAGCGTAACAATCAAGGCAGGAAGCTACACGAAGAGCACAGCTTGCTTGCAGGATTTCGTGTGCGAAATGATTATTAACAACATTAACGTTCAGAGACTATGATAGACCAGCAACTTTACATTGACGGTGTTTTGATGGACTTGCCGGAGAACACCGATGTTGTGCTCGACATCAAGAGCAACCTTTTTCGTGACGTCACGAAAATGACCTCGAACTACACGTACACCATCCAGTTGCCACGGACGGTGCACAATCTTTCAGTATTGCAGCAAGCGGACAGACCGAAGAGCGGCAGCAGATACCCCTATATTTTCCATAAGTGCAGTTATTTCCGTGGAGGTGTGCAAATTATCAAGGACGGACGTTTGAACGTTCTGAGCATCGAGGAAAATGTTGAGGTCTCAATCTATTGGGGTATAATGCCAGCGTTCACGAAGCTACTGGAGAGCGGAATGAAACTGAACGAACTGGGAGTGACAGACAGAGTGCTTTTTGAAAAGTACAACACTCCAAACACCAGGGAGGAAGCCGTGAGCAATGGGATATTCTTTGCTTATTACAATCCATACCGAATTGAGAGCAAAGATAACTTTGGCATTAATTTGGTGCAGAGGAATAAATATACCACGACACAATACTCGCCTAGCCGTGGACGCATCAGAACAGGTACAGAGGTCGGAAAGTATATAAGCGGAAATATAGAGAGCGCATCGAACATGATCTGTGCTCTTATCCCTTTCTTGCCATCATCAACGGCAAAGGTGCAAGCGCAAGGAAAGGGCGATTACAGAAGCTATGCAGTACTGGATAAGTACATGCGGGTTATATCCGTGAGCGGAGAAGATGAGACGCTGGAAGTATACACCATCAGAGGAGAGGCTAGAGCTGCATACCTCGTAGTGAATGCACCTGCCGAATATTACAGCACTCTGTCGCTATCAGTTACTGGGCTGACACCTATGCACGAAATGATAGATGGCGATAATAAGGAGGATTTCGTAGGCGATGATGTGGCGGTGGATGAATATAAAACGTCCCCAAAATTCTTGCAGCCATGTGTGACCGTAAACTGGCTATTGTCAAGGATAGCGAGGAAGTCGGGCGTATCTTTCGTTTGGCAGGATGATGAAGCAAAGAAGATGTTGAACAACCTCGTTGTGCCTATAATCAACAATAAGGCAGACGACAAGACAATCATCGGTAATCTGACCGCAGACGTTAAGAGCCGTGACGGACTGGGAGCACTCACCCTTTCCATAAGCAACTCCATAACTTCCGTATCGCCAAGCACTGGCGAAGACGTGCAGAAACTGACGATAACAAAGGATTGCGAACTGACCTTTGATGTGCAAGTGCAATACTACGTCAGACATCAGTTTGATGACGCAGCGGAGATTCAGTTGCCTATGGGCGTGAAAATGACCGTAACAACACCAAGTACCACCGGAGGTGAGGCATCCACGCAGGAATACGAGTTCGGAGATTTGAAGTACGAGGATGGGCAGGTTAAGTACCCGGTCGTACTACGCAGATATGCTATCGATGGCTATCTTTATTTGCTTTCGGCAGGGACAAACACTATATCGCTAAAGAAGGACGATGTACTGACGTTTGAGACTATCATGCACGGAATAAACACAGTCAACATGCCTTCCGTTTATGGCGGCAAAATCACTGCGAGCGTCAAGAGTGGGGACAGCGTTCCGATTGGTGGAAGTTTCCCTATCGGCATAAACCTGCCTGAAATCGAGGTAACAAGTTTCATTAAGTTTTTGGCTTTGATAACTGGCTCATTCCCTAGACAGCTGACCAATAGCACGCAAGTACAGTTTATCATGTTTTCCAGCGTCTGGCGCAACAAGGCGAACGCCTACGACTGGAGCGGAAAACTCATTCCGTATGACCGACAAGGAGCACCACGAAAAAGCGAGTTTTCCGTTTCTGACTACATGCAGCACAACCGCTACAAGTGGAAGGAAGACGAAGAGACGCATGGAGACTATGATGCAGACCTTGCAATCAGCAATCCAACTTTGGACTATGAGCAGGACACATGGACGTTGCCATTCGCAGCCACGGACGGAAACCGCATACCGATAAGAACACTGGATTCATTCGGCATGAAGAGCGGTGGCGAGTATAAGGGTTGCAAGGAGCGGATAATGACGCTAAGAGACGACAAGGAGCAGGCGGCACTACGATTCGACATTGACCTTCAGAACATCTTCGATACGAAGTACAAGCAGCTTGTGGCAAGCATCGCCAATGCGCACGTAATCACGGAGCGGCTCAATCTTTCTGACTTGGATATTTTGGATTTTGACGAAACGAAGCCAGTGTACCTTGCCCAGTACGGAGCGTATTTTGCGGTTTTGGAAATCAAGACAACAAGCAGCGGATATTGCGAGGTTACAATGATAGAGTTGAACAACTAAAAAGAACGAACTATGGTAAGTGAAGACAAACAGCAGATTCTTGACATCAAGGTCAAGTACGAGGATGCAATCTATGGCATCATCAGATACAAGGAAAAGATAGACCAGTTGAAGGCAAGTATCAAGGACTTGCAGCAGCAGGAGAAAGACAAGACCATCACAACCAACGAAATGAAGGTTCAGACGGAAGCCATCAACGCAACCATCAAGGAGTATCAGTACAACGTGCGTGCCCTGCAGAAGGAGATCCAGAACAACGTGCGCACAGAGAACGAGCAGGAGGGCAGCTTGAAACAGCTGCGTGCCCAGCTTTCCAATGCCACCAAGAAGTATGACGAAATGGCGAAGGCAGAGCGTGAGGGAGCAAAGGGGCAGGCACTGCAGAAACACATCAATGAGATTACCAACGAACTAAAACTGGCAGAGGAGCAGACCCAGCGATACTACCGGAATGTGGGTAATTACTACAACTCAATGCTCGACCTTGCAGCCGACCTCCAGCATGTTGTACCGATGGGTGGCGGTGGAGGTGTTGGCGAAGGCATCAGCGGCTTTGCAAACACCGTGGTTAACCTCGGACAGACCGTTAAGGGCATCATCCCTAACATCAAGGCTTTTGGCTCAACCCTTCTTGGATTGGCAACGAACCCGGTGTTCCTTGGACTGGCAGGAGTTGCAGGAGCAGGAATGGCATTCAAGTGGTGGTTTGACTACAACAAGGGATTGATGGAAGCCACACGACTGACAAAGGAATTCACTGGCTACACCGGGGAAGCATTGGAGACGATGAGGAACAGCATCGCAGCTACAGCGGACACGATGGGAAAGGATTTTAATGACGTGCTCGCCACAGCTGACAATCTCATGGCTAACTACCACCTATCTGGAGAGGAAGCGATGAAGGTTATCAACGATGGCTTTGCAAGCGGTGCAGACCTATCCGGAGATATGCTCAACAAGATACAGCAATATGCGCCTACCTTCCACGATGCAGGTATATCGGCAGACCAGATGGTGGCTATCATCCAGCAGACACGTAGCGGTATCTTCAGCGACAAGGGTCTCGACATCATCGATATGGCTAGCAAGAAAATTCGTGAGATGAGCAGCGGAACGGCTTCAAGCCTTGACGCTATCGGCATTTCATCAAAGCAGGTGCAGCAAGACCTAGCCAACGGCACGAAGAGTACATTCGATGTTATCCAAGAGGTCAGCACGAAGATGAAGGACTTCGGAGCGGACAGCCAGCAGGTGGGCGATGTTCTGAAAAACGTCTTCGGAAAGCAGGGAGCACAAGCAGGTATTCAGCTTATCGAGCAGTTAGATACGATGAGCACCAGCCTTGACGAAGTGAAGAAGCAGACCGGAGAGTGGGGAGAGACGCAGCTGGAGAACATCAAGCTGCACAAGGAACTGAACAGCTACCTTTCGTCAATGTTCGATATGAGCCAGCACGGATTCGAGGAGATGATCGAGAAGGGCAAGATGTTCGGCACGAAGATTCTCATCCAGATAATGAAAGGCTTGTTCAATACTATCAACTACTTCATTGACTGGTACAATGAGAGCCTTCTGTTGCGAGGGATAATCAATGCGCTCGGCACAAGTTTCCGCTTGATGTGGAACGCAATCAAACTCGTATGCAATCTCGGAATAGACGCATTCAAGAGGATGGGCTTTGCAGCCAAGGGCATGCTTGATATTCTCGAAGGTATCGTGACTTTCGACCTATCCAAGGCACAGAAGGGATTCAAGGAGATATTCGACATTACCGGCACTATCAAGGAAGCATGGCACGACATCAAGAACGCTGGTATCGAGATAGGCAATTCATTCGCAGACGGATTCGAGAACACCGTCCATGGAAGACTGAACCACCTGAAACTTGCGAACCTGGACGGTGGAGCGACCAGCAGCGAGCCAACGAACGGAAACAAGGGAACGACACCAGCAGCCAAGGGAAGCACTGCCAAGACAAAGGCACAGATAGCCAAGGAGAAAGCGGAAGCAAAGGCAGAGGCAGAGCGCAGGAAGAAGCAGGAGAAAGAATTGCAGGCACAGATTGCACTTATCCAGTTTCAGTACAACGAGCAAGTAATGGACGCAAAGAAGCGATACCTCGCAGACATGTACAGCAACGACCGAGACTACAGCAACGACCTCGAACAGCTGGAGAAGAACATGGTGGCACGAAGCATTGACGCATACGTGGCGGCAGGGCAAATCGGAGCGGAAAAGGCGCAGGAAATGCAGGCAAAACTACTCGACATCATGATAAAGGCGAAAGCAGACTTGAAGAATCAAGCCAAGGAGATTGTGGACGAACTCAACAAGGAGTTCGAGAACGCAGAGAAGGCACGCAAGGATGCGGACATCATGAACGGTGGCACTGGAGATGAAGACGATACAGCCAAGCTGGAGAGATACAAGGCTTTCCTAGAGCAGAAGCTGGCAATGACCCAAGAGAATGTTGAAGCACAGAAGCAGCTACAGCAGGAACTACACGATACGACTTTGCAGTTGCAAGCTGACGAAAACAAAAACAAGCAACAAAAACTTCAAGAACAGAACCAAATGATAGCCGATTATATCTTGGCAATTGGTGATGGGTTGGCTGCGTTTTTCGAGAGCCAGGATCTGACTTTCCATAATTTCCTCAAAACCATGCTGACAACCTACCTAGATGCGATAGAGAAGCAGATGACTGCGACTTACGTGGAAATTCTTGCAACTAGCATTGCAAAGAGCGGATGGGCAGGAGTTGCAAGTGCAGCAGCCAAACTTGCTTTAATCAAGGCAGCGTTTGCAGCAGCCAAGGCAGCAGTCAAGGGCTTCTCCACTGGTGGCTACGTCCAAGGCTCGGGCACTGGAACTAGCGACAGCATCCCGGCAAGGCTTTCCAATGGCGAGAGCGTAATGACCGCCAAGGCGACTTCGATGTTCAGCCCTATATTATCCGCATTCAACCAGCTAGGCGGTGGTGTTCCTATCGTAGCGAACAACGGAGGCAGCAACATCGGCATGGATATGCTGGCGGCAGCTGTAGCTAGAGGGTATCAGATGGCTCCACAGCCAGTAGTGAGCGTGGAAGAGATAAACCGAACGCAGCGGAGAGTGCAGACGATAGAGAATATCGGCAGGCTCTAATGGTGTTGTTATTTCATCAAGATTTGCGTTCTGAGCGGTTTTTAGTCGAAGTTGGTAAAGTTATACACCCAAGGTAATAAAAGCAGCTTAGAACGCAAATTTACGGCTTGTTTAGAAAAATTAACTGCTTGCGAGATAAACATATCGAAAAATATCGTATCTTTGCAGCGTTTTAAAACTTAAAAAATCACGATTCAATGGCAAAACTCAGAATATACAACGACATCGACAGCCAAGACAACAAGTTTTGGTATCAATGGTGGGGTGGCGATTGTGTCTGCTTTCAGGATATAGATGCTTTTGCAGCAAGCATACCGAAAGACGATGATAGCATCGACATGCGCATCTTCTGCAATGGCGGCTCTGTGGTCGAAGGCTGGGCGATTTACGACCGACTGCGGCAGAGCGGAAAGAAGATTTCCTGCACCGTTGAGGGCAAGGCAGCATCCATGGCAACAATCATCATGCTCGCAGCACCAAAGGAGAGCCGCAAGGCATACGAGAACGCTGCCTTCCTCCTGCACAACCCATGGGTTCCCGGCTGGTGTTTGGGCGACCAGCTGAACGCAAAGGACTTGAAGAACCAGAGCGAGGAAATGCAGATGTGGCAGGATAAGATGGTGGACGCATACGTAGAGCGGTGCGAGTGCGACCGGGAAGAAATTCAAGCCTTGATGGATAAGGACATCTTCATCAATACCAGCGAGGCTTTGCGCCTAGGTCTTATCAGCAGCACCGTTTCAGCACTCAGCGCAAGCGCATCGAAACGCAACATAGAACAATTCATTAATTCAAAACAACAAAATCCAAAAGCAATGGAGAAAAAGACAGAAGTAAAGGCTTCTCTCCTCGACAAGATTCTCGCAAAGTTGGGCGTGAAGACACTGGAGGAAGCAGAGCAGGCGGTGGCAGAGCCACAAGCCAAGGCAGAGCCAAAGGCGATGGAACTCAACACAGCAGACGGACAGACACTGACCGTTGAGCGTGAAGAGGGAGATCCACAAGTTGGCGACAAGGCAAGTCCGGACGGAACGTTTGAAATGCCGGACGGTAAGACAATTGTTGTCGAAGACGGTGTAATTACCGACATTCAGACCGCAGGCAATGAAGGCGGTGAAGGCAATGAAGGCAATGAAGGCGGTGAGGGCGGCAGCGCATCAAGCACCGACAACGAAACCGTAGCCAAGTTGAAGCAGCAGGTAGCAGCACTCAAACAGCAGTTGAACGACACCAAGGCACAGCTGGCAGGCGCACAGAAACTCGCAAAGAGCAAGGAAGACATGCGCATCCTGAATGCCGTGAAGATGGCAGGCGGTGCTGAGAAGGTGTTGGCAGGCTACAGCAGCCACTACCAGCCTGCACAGCGACAGCCAAGCGGTAAGGGCGCAGGCGACAACGTGAACCCAGTCGAGGAAGGTAAGAACGCTATCAAGGAGAGACTTGCAAAGCTCCACAAAAAGGGCAAGAAGTAACAAAGTATTAACCCATTAAATCATAAGAAAATAATGGCAGGATTTACAAAAAAGCAGCTCGAGAACCTTAAACTCGAGCCGGAAAACCTCGAAAGCATCAAGGATGCCGTGCAGGAAACCTTCTACCAAGATGAGGACTTTTCTTCATTCGTGAACATCATGAAGGTCAAGAACAATGATCCAATCGCACTTATCGGTGAGATGGAAATGGTCGGTAAGGCAGGTGGCGGTTGCGACCCTACCTATGAAGAGAAGGGTATCGCCAACTCTCAGAAGCGTTGGGAACTCGGACAGTGGGAGATTCCTATCAAGATTTGCTACGAAGCATTGAAGGGTTCAATTGCAGAATACAGCCTTAAGACTGGTACAGCTATTGGCGACCTTACCAGCACCGACTTCATGACCATCTACACCGATGCACTCCAGCGAGCCATGCAGCAGATGATTTGGCGTTTCGGATGGTTTGGCGACAAGGCGGCAGCATTGGCAGGTGCAGGTGGCGGCAAGCTGACAGCAGGGTCGGACGTTAGCATGTTCAACGTTTGTGACGGTCTGTTCAAGCGTATCTTTACAGCTACAGCAGCAAAGAACCATACCACCATCGCAGCCAACAGCGAGGCTACGACAGCAGCGCAGGTTTCAGCATTACGCAAGAAGGGTGCAGCTACAGCAGTCGTAGACGCAATCTTGATGGACGTAGACACACGTATCATTGACGATAGCGATGCAGTGTTGCTTATGACACGCTCGCTTGCTGACGCATTGACCTACGACATCAAGCAGACCTACCACGATATTATGCCGTGGGAGAAGGTGTTCGATGGCTTCGATGTAGCGACCTACAACGGAGTGAAGATTGCTCGTGTCGGCATCTGGGATAGAATGATTAACGCATACGAGAAGGGCGAGACGACAGTCAACCTTCCACACCGTGCGGTATTCTGTAACCCTAAACACCTTATGGTGGGCACTGATGCCGATGCACTCATTAGCGACCTCGACATCTGGTTCGACCAGAAGGAGCGCAGAAACTATCTCTATGCTACTGGTAAGATTGGCACGGCTCTCCTCGAAGAGGACATGATCCATGCAGCTTACTAATCGCTCCAAATTTTCAGTTTAGTATTAAGTTATTTTTGACAATCCTCAACACCCACAAAACGGTGTTGGGGATATAACAATTTAAAACGAATTAATATGGCAACAACTTGCGAGAGCCTTATCGCCCAGGACATCATCATCCCTTGCGAAGACCAAGTAACAAAGGGACTGGAGGGCGATGGACTTATCATCAACCGAGACGACATTGACTTCACCAAGTCTGCTGTCGTTGGTAATATAATTAGCACATTAGTCTTGAAGACTGGCAAGAAGGCATACGCCATCCGGCAGGAAGGCAGCAAACCATTTACTGGAACCAAGACCGAGTTGACCGTTGGCACGTATCGCAACAGCTGGAAGAACACCGTAGCAGTCGTGGTATTGGCTAACACACCTGACGTTTGTGCCAATATCATTGACGGACTGGCGAACGGAAAGTTCGTTATCATCCTTCGCAACCTCTCTAAGGGAGCGGACGGAAAGGCAGAGTATCAGGTGTTCGGATATGCGCAGGCACTGAAGGCAAGTGCAGGCGAGAACGACAAGTACTCAGATGACACCGAGGGTGGCTGGCTTATCACGTTGGAAGAGGAGAGCGTACCAAAGGCAGCTTATTTCTTCTTCGACACAGACAGCGAGACCACAGCAGCCAAGTATAAGAGCCTTCTGACGGAAGCAGCAGCGTAGCCTATGACATACAAGGAAGCAACAGCCAAGGTCGAGGAGTTGAAGGCACGTTTCGACAGTCCCTTTGATGCAACCGACAAGGCAGTTATCGAAACTCTTTACTTCGAGGTAACACGAAAGCGGTTCGTTCCGACAACCTGCCAGCAGTGTTACCACGATGCTTTGATTGAAATTTATCTAAAACTCAAAAAAGAAAAGGCAATGCCAAAAACATGTAATTACGCAATGAAGGCAGGTTTTATCATTTCCTGCCCCGATTTCTATAATGGTAAGATTTTCACAAACGAGAACTTGACCGACAAGGTAGCGCACGAATATCTGACAAAGTACCCACACATGGAGAGCTACTTTCAGAAAATGCCCAGTGAGGAACTTATCGAGAACAAACAGCCGCCAGCAGGCAGCGACAGCGGTGCAGATGATACCACCGGGAAAGATCCTTCCGAAAAAGCAGCAGGCAGCGACAAGAAGAAAGACCTCGACCAAGCCGAAAAAGCAGGCAAGGAAGAGTAACAAAACAACAAGTAAAACGACACAAGCAGTATGAACGTTAAAACAGTTAAAAAGCCAAAGCGAAGGGTTGATATTGGCTACGTAAGCCGATTCAAGATGCAGGCATACGGATATGATAATCTTTATCCGCAGAACCTCGCACGCATCACGGAAGCCAGCGGAACGGCAATGCTGTGCCTTAACCGCTACGCCCGATTTATTGAGGGCTACGGCTTTGATAGCGACATTCTAGCATCGTTGGCGATGAACCCACAAGGGGACACGGCAGACGATTTGCTCCGGAACGTAGCGCAAGACCTCGCACGCTTTGGAGGCTTTGCCCTTCATGTAAACTACAACGTTCTAGGGCAGGTGTCGAGCGTGAGCCACGTACCCTTTGAAAATTGCCGACTGGAAGAGACAGACGACAAGGGGAACGTGGCGCACGTCTTGCTGCATCCCGACTGGGAGCAGAAGAAAACGAGGAACGGAAAGCGGTTGATGGTGAACGACAAGACTATTGAACGCATCAATATTTTCAATCCCGACCCCGACATCGTCCTTGAACAGATTGAAAACGCAGGAGGCATCGATAGCTACAAGGGGCAGGTTCTGTGGAAGAGCCTAGACGGACAGTTTATTTATCCTACAGCCAGCTATGATTCAGCCATCACGGAGATTTCGACCGATGAGGGACTGGGTAACGTCAAGATGCGAAACGTCCGCAACAACTTCCTCGTATCGTGTATGCTCGTAACCAAGAAGGGCGTTCCGAAGTTCAACGAGGAAGGCGAAGAGGTGGAGAGCGGACAGATGATTTCAGACGAAGACCTTCTGCAGTTCCAAGGGGACGAGAATACAGCGAAGATACTTGCTGTAGAGGTCGAGAACGAGGAAGACGAACCGAAGGTTGTGGCTTTCCCTACGAAGAACTTCGACAAGGAGTTTTCCGTAACCGACAGCAGCGTTATCGAGCGCATCTACGCACAGTTCCATCAAGAACTCTTCTACTCCATCCGTATTGGAAAGCTGGGATTCAGCGGACAAGTTATGCAGGACGCTTACGAATACTATGCAGGCGAAGTGACGACCGAGCAGCGATTCATCGAGCGAGCCTTCAAGAAGATTTTCAACAGCTGGCACGACCCAGCTATTCAGAACCTAGACCCCAAGCTACAGCCGTTAAAGTATATCAGCAGCGAGGTTGCAGGGAACAACACGATAGATTAATTGATTGAGCCTATGGGAAAAAGGAAACAACTTATCACGGCAGACCAGTTCCGAGAACTGGCACGACCGACCAGCACACACCTAGATGAGGATGATGTGAACGCATACATTCGGGAATGCGAAGATGCGAACATCATACCAGCCATCGGGTATAAGCGGTTCAAGGCAGCGACCGAGCAGGGAGAGTGGGGCGATTCAGTATTGCCCGATTTCCAGCCTGCGGTATTCCTGGACGGTGGCGAATACGCCACCAAGAAGGAGGGCGATTGCAGCCAAGAAGAAACCAAGGTGCAGAAGTACACCAGCGGAATACGCAAAGCACTCGCTTATTTCACGTATGCGAGGCTTTTTCGTGCCGATGGCACAATTATAAGCCGAGCAGGTGGAATGCGACACAGAGACGATTATTCAGACCATGTTCAAGATTTGTCGAACAACAAGCAATACAACGACATCATGGACATGGCAGAAAGATATTTATCAGATGCACTCGAATATCTCAAGGCATTCACCCCGAAAGGGGAAGTGAAGGCACAGCGAGGAACGAGGGCACACATTCACGCAATAGGCAACTAAAAGCACATAAGACATGAACGAGGATATTCAAAAAATGCTCCGTATGGCAGAGCTGATACGAGATGCAACGCAGGTTGGAGAAAACACAGCGGTGCGTGTCGGCACGGAAATTTACGACATCGTTGTCGAGTTAAGCAGGATGCTTGCCATGATGGACGACAAACTGGAGAACGATGCGGTCGTTAGGATTATCAAGAGTGAACTCGCCAAGATAACAATAACGGAAGCGCAAATTGCGGATGGGGCGATAACGGCAGCGAAGCTTGCCGATGGCTCTGTAAAGAACAGACACCTAGCATCCAATTGTGTGACCTCAGATAAGCTACAACCGGGAGCGGTCAAACACGACCATCTGACCGAGGACTGTATATCAACTGGAAACATCAGAGACGGCAGCGTGACAGCAAAAAAACTCGGCACGGACATCTACAAGGATATTTCAAACAGAGTGACCGACATCGTGACGAAGGACTTCCCTCCAGCAATCACGGAGGAACAGATAACAGATATTACTAGTAAATAACAATTTAAAACAATAGATTATGCAATTTTTAGACGCAATAGGCTTAGCATATTTCTGGGAGAAGATTAAGAACTGGGTTAATCTTAATTATTTATCATTAACTGGTGGTACAATTAGAGGAAGTGTGTCTTTTTTTAATGATGCAGATGGTGGTAAGTCTATAAGAATAGACCCATCCAGTATTACTAATAATAGGTATGGGGTTAATTATCTTTTTGCAAGTGGAAAAATGATTCCTATTGGTGAAGCTAATGGTGTTGCAGGACTTGATGCCAACGGAAGAATCCCGCTCGCACAACTTGGCAACCTCGATACATCTTTGTTCAAGTTGGTAACCAGCCTTCCTTCATCGGGCGAGAGTAACAAGATATACATCGTTAAGGACGGAAGCGATGCCAACGATGTGTATCAAGAGTATTACTATACCAATGGTGCGTGGGAAAAAATCGGTACTCATGCCGTGAAGGTCGATTTAACGCCTTACGCCAAAAAGACGGAAGCGGTAACAAATGTGGAATTCACAAATATGGAAGCCGATGGGTCTTATATTTCAAATACTTCAATTCGAAATCTTGTATATACACTAGGTGATGGGAGGAAGATAGTAGCCCCAGTACCTCTTGCAGAACCTAGAACTACTGGGGCAAGACCTTATGTTGGTCAAAACGGCTTCATGAGATCCTCCGATAAGGCTAAGCTAGATGGCATTGCGGATGGTGCAAACAATTACACCCTGCCTACTGCCAGTGCATCGGTGTTGGGTGGTATCCTTATAGGTTATGGTACAAGCGGTCGTAATTATGCCGTCCTGCTAGATGGAAGCGGTAAGGCTTATGTTAACGTTCCATGGACTGATACAAACACCACCTACGACTTGTCGCCTTATGCCAAGACGGCAGACGTAAATGCAGCCCTTGCGAAGAAAGTAGACGTGGTAAGCGGGAAGGGACTTTCTACCCACGACTTCACTTCAGCATACAAGTCCAAGCTTGATGGTATATCTTCAGGAGCTACAGCAGATTCTGCAATAACTACAGGAGAAATAGATGCATTATTTGCTTAATAATAATTTTAAAAATTAATTAATATGAAGTTTTTAGATTTAAATGGACTAAACCATTTTTGGACAAAAATAAAAGCAAGTTTTGGCACAGCTATTGTTAATAATTTCGATTATAGAAATGAACTAGACAATGCAGGATATATAAGTATTCCGTTTGTTACAAACCATCAGATTGTTAGAATGTATTATTCACAGAATATCAACGTATACAATTGGTTTCAAAAGGCGTCGAAAGGAGGCATCCTGGAGATAGTCTTTGCAGGAGCGCAAGGAGGTAACACTTATTGCACTAACAAGGACAATGTTAGCTTCATGTATCAAATGCAAGTAGCATCACATGGTCCACTTCTTAATAAGATTGATATTTTGAAAACGGCATACAATACCTATGCACGCTTAATCAAGACAGATGATGATAAACTTGTTGTTGCAGAGTTTGTTCAAAACAAATAAAATTGTATAAATAAAATAAATTATTATGAGAAATAAAACAGGTAGAGCAAAACCAGTAACTCCTAAAGCAGGAGTTACTAAGACCTCAAGAAGATATGCTTGTGGTGGTAAACTTGAACTCTAAGTCGCTGACTTTGTAAATTTAAAAATAAGACAATATGAAGAAGAATAAGAAACAATTACATGAAGCACTGGCAGTGCTTCTTACCAAACTTTCATCGGCAAGGGACAATCCCTTGCTGATGGATAACTACGCAGTGAAAGCCTTGCGCACGGTTCTTTTGGATTTCAAGGAATCGGGCGAGCTTCACGAAGCATACAAGGAGCAGATACAATCCACGCTGTAGAGTGACAACCCCTGGGTAGCTATGATGATGAAGTCAATTGGCGCAGATCCTTCTATTAAGAAGAGCATGACCGATGAAGCTATTGACGGAATGATTGATTCTATGCTGGGGGCAGAATAATACAATTTTCGTTCGAAAATATATATAATAATATACAATAATTTTAATAAATTATATATGAATGACAAGGAGAAAGAACTATGGCGAGTTATAGACAACGTAATCAAGTGTTGTGCTATTGAACTGCCGGACGGAAAATTAAGTATTACGAGAGAAGACGTCCTCGGCAAGTCGAGAGCAGAAAACCTCGTTATGGCACGATGTATGGTCGTTGAGCAGATGATACACGCAGGATTCAGCATTACGACCACTGCGACCGTATTAAACCGCACCGTTTCAGCAGTGAGACATCTGAGCAAGATGGCTTACACCTATATCAGTACGTCTCGAGTTTATCGACTTGCCACGGCACAAGCGACCCTTCTAAACAAGGACGTAGAGCCGATTTGCATTTAAGAAACAAAAAGAAAATAACCAAAAGCGTTCTTTGACAATAATTCGATAAATACACATGCACTAACTTTTTGGAGCGAGCCAAAAATCAGAGTAACTTTGCAGCGGATTCCAATATTTGGCTTCCGCAACGTAATTAACTCAAAATTTTATGGCAGACACAATCGAGAAAGTTTATTGCACTGGGGACGGTGGCAATGACAACCTAGCAGCAGCCTTGCTCGCTAGAGGTAGAGACAATGATCCAGCGACTATGCTGGCAGCAATGAACGGTGGTATGGGTGGAGGTTGGAACAACCCTTTCGCCTACATGATGATGTTAGGAATGTTCCGCTTCATGTACGGTGATGGCTGGAACGGACAGAACGGCAACGTTCAGCGTTCCGAAATCCAGTCTCAGATTGACAGCCTTCGCACTCAGATGAGCGACAACCACAACAGCGACTTGTTGATGGGCGCAATTCAGGGCAACAACCAAGACTTGAAGACCTTGGCGGCTAACTTGAACTGCGACTTCAACGCATTGCAGGCTTCTGTTTGCGGCATTCAGGCAGCAATCCAAGATGTAGGCGGCAAGGTTGGTTTCAGCGCAGAGCGAGTAATCAACGCAGCGAACCTCGGAAACCTCAACATCATCCAGCAGTTGAAGGACTGTTGCTGCACCACCCAGCAGAACATCAACCGTATGGGCTACGAGAACCAGCTGGGGCAGAAGGACATCATCAACGCAATGCAGCAGGGGTTCTGCTACACCAATACTGGACTGGAGCGAGGTTTCAGTAACCTCGGCAACCTCATCCAAACGGTCGTTTGCGACTTAAAGACCTCGGGCAAGGAGAATACTCAGCGCATCGTTGATGTTCTGAACAACCACTGGGAGCAAGACCTTCGCATCCAGCTGGAGGACAGCAAGCGCAGAGAGCAGACTGGTTTCATTATCCAGCAGCTGAAGACCACCACAACCACAACTGGAGCGTAGTAGGTCTAAACAAAATCTATCAAGGGGCAACTCGCTGTGTTATCAGTGAGACCCCTTTTTGTCTATTTATCGAATTATCTAAAAAGAGCGCATCATGGAATTTAAGAATATACAGAGAAATCACCCGGTCTATCTGCTAGACAAGCAGACGGTGGAAGTTAAGGAAGGCAAGGTCGTAGACAACCAGCCTCACATCAACACTGGCATCGCAACCATTTCCAGCAGCGGACAGCCAATGCGAGACGTAACAATCGAGGTGGAGGGAAAGCAGACCATCTACACCATACCCGAACACCTCGGAGTTACCTTTGCAGGCGAAATCGTACTGGCAACTGACAAGGCAGACCTTTTGCCCGAAGTTGGGAAATTGGTAAATGAAGCCGATGAGATAATCAAGGCATACGAGCCAAGCAAGGAGCGGAAAGCCAAGGGCGAAGAATTGCTTGCATCTTTGAACCCTGCAATCAAGGAGAAGCAGGAAACCGAAAAGCGTTTCAAGGCACTTGAGGGCGATATAAGCGGCATTCGTGGTATGGTCAAGCAATTACTCGACAAACTAGGATAGGAGGGCGCACAATGAAGAAAATCATCGTTTTGCGCCATTCTTGCGATAGCGAGGAAGAGCGACACCAGCACCAAGAGAGCGGCATCATCCACAGCTTGCCATACGAGAAGGCAGCAAAGGCTTTGATGGGAGCCAGCGGATATGCGGCATACGTTGCCAAGCACGGCTACCACTTCACGAAGCAGCTAGCTATCAAGGCGAGCGAGCAGATGAAGAACGTAGATGGAACGAGCCACCGATGGACGGTAGACGAAATCCGGCTGGCGACAAACAACGAGATAATCTCAAAGGGCACGACCCTCGGGGATATTCTCTATTTGGCTAATATGGCTTATGCGGACTTCTATCCAAAGGTAATCAAGACCGAGAGCGACTGCGTACAGTATGCTATTGCCGTAGCCAGTGATACAGACGGATACGAGGGTATGGCATTCTGCAGGTGGACGGCAGACATCATCGGGAAGGGTGTGACCATCGACTGGGAGAAATTGGAATAAACAAAAAAAATAAATTGATATGAGCGAAGTATTTCACGATTTTCAGGTGCACCACCTATATCTGTGCGCCCTAGTAATTTTTATCTGTTTCGCTACGATTCTGATAGCGATGACAATTGACTTGATAGCAGGCATACAGAAGGCGAAGGAACTGCATGTTGCAAGAACGTCAACCGGCTTGAAGAAGACGTGCGACAAGGCGAAGAAGTATTTTCCGACATTCGGTATTGCTTCGCTTATGGACGTTGCTACGTGTATTATCTCTCCCTTCCCTATGTTCTCCATCGCCTGGACGGTGTATCTGCTTATGTGCGAGTTCAAGAGCATCCGGGAGAAGGCATACGAGAAGGCTGAGATACGAAAGCAAGACCGTACGATGCAGGTAATACTCGAAAACAAGGACGAAATTGCGAAGGCAGTTGTCGAGATAATGAAAGAAGAGCGGAAGAAAGGAGGAGATAATGAGGGTAACTAGAGCGCAACTGGTAAAGATAATGCCGAATGCAGGCAGCAAGGCAGACACCTACCTTCCAATCATCAACGGATGGGCAGAGCATTTCCGCATCAACACTCCTTTGCGAATGGCTCACTACCTCGCACAGATTGCCCACGAAAGCGGAGAGTTGAGATACACCAAGGAGCTTGCAAGCGGCAGAGCCTACGAGGGCAGGAAAGACCTCGGCAACACCCAGCAGGGCGATGGCGTGAAGTACAAGGGCAGAGGATTGATACAGATTACCGGGCGAGCCAACTACCGGAAGTATTCCAATTATTGCGGCTTCGATGTTGTTGGCACACCCGAGCTTCTGGAGCGACCATTCGGTGCAACGAAATCCTCGATGTGGGTATTCGACACCTTCGGCTGCAATGAGTTGGCAGACCAAGACAACTTGAAGGCTATCCGAAGGAAGATAAACGGAGGGTACAGAGGGCTGGCAGAATGCGAAAAGTATTTGAAGCGAGCCAAGGAAGCCCTGGAAATTAAGGTGCTTACACAATAAACATATCAATCTAACGTTTATAGAGTATGGAAGATTCAAGAAAAGGGCGAAATTTGCGTTCTGTGGCGTTATTTCTCGCCGTGCTTATAATTACCCCACTTTTGATTTTGGGCTGTTCCTGCGCAAAAACAGCACAAAATAACACAGTTTATCGCGATAGCGCACACACAAGTGTAAGACGTGACAGCGTGAACCAGCGACAGATCCACTGGCAGGACACCAGGCAGCAGGACAGCGTATTCAAGCAGGACAGCGTGCTGGTGTACATCAAGGGCGACACCGTAATCAAGGAGCGGTGGCACAACCTTACGACCACCAGGTGGAAGACAACGACCAAGACGGACACCATCGTGGGCGACACCTACGTTTTCGTGACCGACACCGTGAAAGTCAACCATTACGTTAACCGATACAAGACCAAGGAGGTAGAGAAGCCAGCGAGCACTTGGCACAAGGTAAGGCTATTCATTGGCGATTGCGTGATTCTGTTTCTGTTCCTTCTTGCGGTAAACTGGATAAAGGAGCGCATCAAGAAGAGGGTTCAATAGGTTCAATCATAATATCATTTTTTAGAAGGGCAGGAAGCGCAGGAGAGCGTTTTCCTGCCCATTTTTGTGCGAAGAACACTTTTCATTGAGAGAAAAGGGGTAGGGGATATGAGAGTTAGATTATATATTCATTCAAACTAAGGCGTGCAGGTTATTATTATATAGAGTGTGGAAAACGTACCGAGAACGACCGAAATCGACCGAAAATAGCGGTGTTTATCATATAAACAGCTAATAAAAGTTAAAATATTAATATCTTTCGGGAAAAGTTTTGGTGGAACGGAAAAATATTAATATCTTTGCATCGTGTTTAAGAGATAAACACATTAAACATTCAGTAACTTAAGCCCTAGGCAACACGGTAAAGCCAAAGAAAATGAAAAAGTCAAATTCAAACGTTTTAGAGTTCACAACAAAGTTCATCAACTCAAACTTCCGCATCAAGGTATTCGGACGCACAGAGGATGGCAAGAAGATAAACACACTCGTAGGTGTAAGCGGTATCTTGAAGCTCATCGGAGCTGAACTTTTCAACAAGTTCATCAAGCGAGCATTGAAGGCAGGTCTGGACGCTTGCCGCTGCGCACTCAGAAGAGGATTGGTTGTAACATTGTATGCTAAGTAATCAAGGGAGGGCGAAGCTATGAAGAAGTATTTTGTAAACGGCAAACAGATTTCCGAGACAGAAGCAATCTTGATTGATATGGAGAATAAGAGATTGCAGCAGAGCAACAACATTGCAGACTGGGCAGGTATTCAATTTATAATTCAAAGATAGGAGGCAAGACAATGGCAAGAGCAAAATATTACATCAAGAAACAGGTTGAAGGCGAGGAAATCGAGGAGTTGGCAGACTTTACACGCAAGGACAAGGCAGAGCGATTCTTGAACGGCTTGTTTAGGGAATATAAAAAAACGATAATTTTTATCCTCACTGGGTACGCCAAGGTTATTTCAAGACTGAATTTGCATGCTTAGGATTGAATAGTACAACAGAGTATTGGATAGAAAAGTATTAACCAGCAGGGCGCAAGCCCTGCACAATATATCAAGATATGATACAGTACATTTTGAACGGCAAAAATAGCCTTGGGACAGTTGATAGCCACATCGAGGACTACAGAACCAAGGAGAGAATGGAGGAAGAGTTTGCACGCATCAAGGAAGTTTACAGAAACAACCCACACGCAGAAATGATGGAAGAAGGCGACCGACACTTCAAGGTTAAGGTCGGCAGGGTGACATTCGAGTATTACATCACTGAACGAGAAATTTAAATTTGGTAAGATATGAAGGAATACGACAAGATACCAGCACAAGCAGTGGTCGAGGTAACGACCAGCTGGGGAAGAACCTGCCTGCGAGAGATTGGGCGAGACCTCAAGGAAGGCACGGTGCTCAATGGCTATTATTATCCGGTAAGCAAGGCTTTCGACTTTGAATGGAAGGGAGAGGGCGCAATGCTGTGGATCGGGGACAACGGAAGGCTTGTAAGTCTCGGAGAAGGACAGAAGCACAAGTATATGATGCTTGGTCGTATGCTATCCGACTGCGAGTACTTCCTTCGCAACCCATACGAGCGGCACCTCTATTTCCCGAGCATCGCCCGGCATTGCAAGGAAATGCGCCAGTACTGGCTGTCGTTGAATATCAAGCCGGAGTGGTTATCTTATAAGCAGATTGGCAGGATTGAGCACAAGATGAACCGAATGAAAACGAAGTTAGATAGGCAATTTAAAAAAGACAGATATGGAGAATAA